ATCAAAATGGGGCTCCGCAGCCACTACGTTTCTGTTTTTGGGATCAAACATTCCGTCGTGATCATCAAAAACTTTCCATACCCACTTGTGGATGTCTTTTTTGTCTCGCGGAAACCACTTGTGATGAGGTATCCTATCTGTATAATATTTGTATACTCGATCAGAAATTTCATCTAAGTATTCAGGCTCATAGTTGTTTGTCTCTACGGTCCCAATGTCCGAGTCTTCTATGGTACCAAGACCATCTTGGGCCGCTTTTTTGGCTAACGCAGCAATCTCCAGCACCTTATGGCACATTGTTCCTTTGTCAGCTTTCTTACCAGACTTTCCACGCCAACCTAGCGTGTACTCCGAGTAGTATTTCATCGGGCACATGCGGTGACAATTGAATGAGCTACTACGAAAGTAGACAATAGGGATTCCCATATTATTCCTTTACCGTGATACCCTCTTTTTGGTACGATAGGCGTGGCATTACGTTTTCCAAATGTTCTAATGCATAATAAATTTTTTCATTTTGTTCTGGAATGGTCAGAGAGGTGTTGTCAATTACTATATCACATATCTCTAGACACTTTTCTATTTCGGCTTCGCTCGCATGTCGATCTGCTTGTTCGTATGGGTCTCTCGTAAGGCCAATGACGATACCGTTATGTTCTTGAACTGCGGCAATTTCATTTTCAAACCGAACGTCGGAAATAAGAGCAACTTCAGGAGAGTCGCCGTTAATTTTATTGAAGAGTGTATTAAGCCAAACATTAGGATTCATTTTTCTGAATATGTCGGTTCCTACATACTGAAGAACTTCTCTGGCTGTCATGATGCCTTTGGAATGCACAATCATTCCGAGCTTCGTTGCGTCCTCTTTAGAAACGTTCTTTTTCTTGAGCTCTCCGTGAGTAGTGACTCCGGGCATGTCTTCCCATTTAAGACTAGTTTTGCTGTTCTTGTCGTTGTCATTTCCAAAAACTTGCTCATAATCTAGGCCTAAAATAGAGATAGAAATTTCCTTAAGGGCGTCCGCTAGTCCATACATCTTTATGAAAGGACTAAGCTCGTTGTTAAAAAGAGCTTCCGTATCAATGTAGGGATCTCTGAATGGAATCCAATCCATTGTGGAATGGGATTCTCCTAATACGTCCGAAACCTCGACTTCTCCGCTTTCAGATAGTCTAGACACTTTGCACACTGCAAGTTCTGCCAACTTCATTGCCAAAATAAAATTACAAGCGGTATTTTTGCCGCTTTGTTTTTTTCCTGCAAAAGCAATTATTTGGGTCATAACCATTCCTTGAATTAGTCGTCGTGGTGAAGAGCGGCGCAGTCCCGAACGATGCTTTGGGGACTATGGTACATGTCGTATAGCATTTGAAGGCTTTGTTTCAATGAGTCGTTGGCGGTTTCAATGCCAACCTCTGCCACAAGTCGCTTTGTGAGCTCTCTAGCGGATCGAAGACCAATGTAGTCATTGACAATGCTGTATATTTTTTTAGCTTCTGTTGGGTTCGTCGGCATCTTTCTTTTTCCCGTCTTCGTTTGAATTTTCGACCCCATAATATCTGATGATGGTTTCTATACGGTCGTCGGCGTCAACCAATAAGTCTAATGCTTCGCTAAGATTATTATGATAATCAGTAGTTGAATGGTCTCCAATTCCTGCTGCATTTTCTAGCAATAGATCTAGAGAAAGCAATGTCTTTTCCTTGTCGGAAAGTGCCTTATGCCATAAATAGTTAATGGCATGCTGTCTATATTTACTCACTTGAAAATCCTTTATATAAATTCTTGGCCTTGTCAATCCATGGTTTAATGTCCGAGGTTATCTTGTCTACGTTTAGTTCGGCAATATCATTGGTATCAAAATTTGGGAAATATAGTCTATATAACATTGCGCATTGCTGTTCTATTTTTTCTGCTGCTTTTCTTCCAGCATCATCATTATCCATCAGGCAAATCAGAGAGAGGGCTCCCGATTCGTCGAGTAAGTGTTTTTGGTCATTGTTAAACGCTGTTCCAAAAATTGCCACTACATTGTGAATTCCAGCCTCAGCAAGTCGCCAAACATTGCCGGGAGATTCCACCAGTATGGCGGCACCACTGTCTAATATATGGTCCTTGGCTCTCCAGTAATTATACAACCATTTTTCCTTTTGAAATCCTTTACTGTGGAGCCATTTTGGGAAATGCCTGCATTTATCTTTGGGGCCATGGTAGTTATTGCACTCTGGGCATCTTTCAAATATACTTCTTCCCGTACATCCTACAATATATCTGTGATCATTGTCATATATGGGAACAACAGCCCGACGATACATAGGCTTCTTAGGGTTGTCGCAATACCCAATGTCGTATTCTTCAAGAATTTCCTTGGAAAACCCTCTTTCTATATAATATTGGGAAGGAACCTTAACTTTTTGCCTATACGTTTCTTGTGTAATGCCAATTCCACGAGCCTCTTTAAGGACAAGCTGTTAATCAAACCCCCAAACTTCATTTTTTCAATGTTTATATTTTCACTATTAAGGGAGGTGAAGTCTTGATCTAAAAATTTTAACAAAAATTCTACAGCCTCACTAAAGGTGGCTTCTTTGTCTCCTTCGTGTTCCCAGCTATATTTAAAGCGAGAGAGAGCCCCTTTAATAAAATGGATAAAACTGTTTCCAAAAGTTTCCTCGCATTGATGAGTTCTGCACTTATAATGTACCTTGTAGTCTCCATTATAGTACATATTGAGGGCAGTAGGATTGTCTCCTCCATGAATGGGGCACACGGATTTAATCAGAATCTCATTTTTATATGATTTTTGTATTCCAAAATATTCATATATTTGATCTATATATTCCACCGCCATTTGTGACAGGGCTTTTAGCTTTCCGTAATCGTTATATTTATACGAAGGGGATATCGTCATCGTCTGAGTAGAATTCATCGTTGTCATTAGTGTTTATGCCGTCTTCTAATTCAAAAGCTGTGTAACCTTCTATTATTTGGCCACAGGAACCGTTCATTCTGATATTAATATAGTCCCTGTCTTCGAGCCCCTCTCCATGTCGGGCTATAACGGGGACTAACTTTCGGTTGCCATTCTCTGGACCGTCCTTGGCTATTTCTTCATCCGACTTTGTTTTATATATGCTAAAATTGGAACACAACCAGATGATACGATCTGAGCCAGAAGCGGTATCGGTTGTTTCTTTATTAATACCATCACGATTAAGCTGAACAAAGGAAAGTATTGGGACCTCATATCTTAAGGCGAAATTATGGAGCGATGTCATCATAAATCCCAGAACCTGAAACTCCTTCATGTCTCCTTTTAGTTCAGCAGAATCCATAAGCTTTAAGTAATCATAAATTATTACGCAGTCCTTTGCCTTTCCCTTGTCATTTAGTCCCACCGTTTTGGCAATCCACCTGCGCATAACTGAAATTTGATCTTCAAATGCTGCGCCTCCGATTGACTTGAAGTAGTATGGGAGGTTCTTTATCTCTTCTGCTGCATCAAACACCTTTTTCTTTGAGGCTGCATTTTCAGCAAACTTTCCGGTTTCAATATCACTAATTCCTATTCCCGTAAGCATCGCCATGAGACGATTTTGGTGATCTTCCTTTCTCATTTCAGTATCTAAATTCAACACAGGAATTCCCGACCTTGCAATATGAACCCCTATATTGTCTGCAAGTAGTGTTTTCCCTACCTTTGGTCTAGCCCCAATAACGTTAACGGTACTCCTCCTTAGACCTCCTCCTATGGCAAAATCGTATCGAGAATAGCCGGTAGAAATTCCTATTTGGTCAACAGGATCTTCCGCAAGCTCAGTTAAATATTCTTCTACATCATTAAATATTTTTACGGGCGAGTCGTCGCCGTCCGACAAAAGAGACGTGAACTCAAAGATGGACTCTTCTGCAATCCCAAGAATGTTCGAGATCGGTTCATCGCCTTTGATTTCTATATATTTTTCCTTTGTAAGTTCTAACTGATCATACATCATTCGAGCTATTTGTAATTTTCTAATCTTAGCAGCGAATGCTCGGACATTTTTTAAGAGCACAGGAAACTTCATGATGGAGGCTAGGTGAGAAACCTCTTGGTTGTTGAAAAAACCAGTTAGACCTATCTCTTTTGCTGCCGAAAGTATGGAAGGTACGTCTATTTCCGCCGAATTATCTTTATCTATAATATGCTTGAGACACATATAGATAGATATATTTGATTCTATTGTAAAGCTGTTCTCGTCAATAATATCTGCAACATCAAAAAGGGCCGACGATCCGTACCGGCATATGCCGGATAAGATTGCTCGTTCTGCGGGTAGGTCTTGTAAAATCATTTCTTTTTAATCACATGCCTGAGAAGAACACTTGTTGCATTTCCATCTACTCATATCATATATAACCGCAGGTGAAACCTCTTCTTCTGCACCACAGGTGCGACATTCTACCTCCACAAGAGCAGACTGGCGACTTCTGGGTGCTCGTTGTGCGTCTTTATTCTCTGCGTCAGCCTTAGAAGCCTCTTCCAGCTCGTGTCTCTCCGACGCGCTAAGCACTGTATTTTTCATGAAGTCATCGAACTTGTTTGGTCTTTGTCTTGAAGTATCAATGACGCCGGTACGACAAGGATCTCCTTTGTTATTTCCGTATGTTTTGGTAGATCTTTTCTTTGCTCCCTCTTTCGGCTGCCTGCCTCTGGATCTAGTTCCCTTTCCCCTTCTTCTTTTCTTTTTAGCGGGGTCAATGGGGTGAACAACTTCTTCTCCGGGCTCACCCTTCTCTCCGATAGGTCCGGAAGGACAATCGTGGCCGATCTCCTTCTCGGAATCCACTATTATTTCCATAAGTTCTTCTTTGTTAAACTCTTTTAATAGTCTCTTTAGCTCCTCTTTTTTATTCATATCGTCTCCCTGCCTTTGCCTTTTGGAGATTCATAAAAAGATCTGCCAAATTTTTAATTGAACTAGCAACGTAGGTTAGTCTATCGGATCTTTGTTGGGCATATTTGTTGATGGCCAATAGCTTACGAGTGTAATCATTGTCGTTAATCGCTTGATGATATTGGCTGTCCCATGATCCTGAGTATTGATTCTCTCGTCCAGATATTGATGATTTAATAGAAGTTTCGGCCCATTTCATACGGGCAACCTCACGATTGTGGGACCTCTGCACATGAAAGGAAAGGCTTCCTAAAAGAAGAGAGGCTTCGGCGCACTCTTCAAGAGTTAATTTTTCTATGGATGTGCGATCCATTTGCATATATTTATGAACCGAGGGGTCATGAAAATCACCACTATATGGAGGGAGCCCTATGGTGGCCTCATACTCGTCCAAAATGGAATCGAGCTTACCTAGTTGTTCCTTTGCAACACTCGGCTTTTCCACTTTTCGACCTTTTCGTTAAACGGCAATTCGATGTATGTAATGTTATTATACTCGCACCATTCCTTTTTGCGAGCGTCTCTTTTTCGTTGGCTGCTAAAATCCTGCGCGGAAGTGTGAAAGAGAGGATTGAATTTATAGTGTTGTTGTCCGTGAACTTCAATTGCTAGCTTGAATGTATTGATATAAAAATCAAAAAAGACTTTCTCCGATCTGGTTATCGAAACAGGAACTTCCTCTAGGATCTGCACCGTAGGGAACATTTCTATAAGCAACTCTCGTGCTCTCAAATGAAGCTTCGACCGGGGTCTGCTGTCGTTGGCTTTGGTTACATAGCCTTGTAGCTTCCAATTGTGAACTTCATTATTTAGGTCTCTAACCTTCACTTGTCAATCCCAACCATAGTAAATATTTCTTTTTCAAACGATTTATATTCTTTAGGGTTTTCCTCTAGGTAGGCTGCAAGATTTACTTTTCCCTGAATCTTTTCATCGTTAGGGAGCTTAAGCCAAGACCCAGATTTGACGACAAGCCCAAAATCAACCATGAGATCCGCAAGTTCCATTTCTTTCCAAATCCCCCGACCATACTTAATGTGGCTTGCAACCTTTTGGCCCGGAGCCCCGATAGCAGAAGTGACGACCTGCCAGTTTACGGTTTGTCCTATTTGTGAATCGCCTCGCATAATGGGTTGCGAATGCGTAGCATGCAGCTTAACGTCAACTTGGTATTTCAATGCACTTCCTGACTTCTCAATCTTAGACTTTCCTCTCCCAAACTTTTGTATATTTGCCATCAGATGTGTCACCCCCACGACTGTTACCCTATTGATGGGAAGGGCATTAGATATTCTGCGGCAAAATTTGGCAAGAACCTTCTGTACGCTCATGACCTGCACGTCTTCAAGATTTCCAGTTAGTTCTGACTCGCTAGAAAGCGCCGAAAAAGAATCTATAACTGCGATAGAGCCGGGCTTTGTGTGAACTATGTTGTCTACAATGCTAAGGTATTTTTCTGCCGACAGGATATTTCCCTCCGTTGAGGAAATGATTTGCATTATTTTAGGATCAAGGTCAAGCCCCTCGATTCCTTCTAGGTCTCTCTTTCGCAACCTTCCTTCTATGTTGGCGTAATATATGGGCCTCTCATGCTCTTGAGCGTTAGCACAAAAAGTCAAGGCGGTTACAGTTTTTCCAACCTTTTCTGGCCCCGTCATAATAAACAGAGATCCCTCTGGCACTCCTCCGCCAAGGGCGATGTCTATTTTGGGGCTGACAGAGAGGGTTTTTAGGGGACGGTCGGTTATTATTGCAGGATCATGAAGGACGTTTCCATATTCTTTGATAATGTCCTTATTCATCGAGATCTCTTAATTTTGATATAATGGACTTTTGGGCATTGCCACTTTTGTGCTTGACATCTTTTTTGTTGGTTACATCATAGGTAGTTTCAGATTCCCTACTTGAAAAACCACTATCCTTCTCTTCAATTATGCTGCGTAGCATAGGGGCGCGAAGAGAATATGTTTTCCAACATCGTTTATCTTTTAGCGCAGCTATTACGGCTTCTGCTGAAAATTCCTTGAGAAGCTTATTAGCTAACGTAATTTGATATCTATAGTAATTACGCCACTCCTTGATTTCCCAAAACTTTATTGGAAGCTCTTTTTGGTCTTTCTGAGCCTTCTTCTCACAAATCAGCTCAGTAATATACTGCGGCGCAGAGACCCATCCCCCCGGAGAGTAGCGGGAGGGATATTGGCTTTTCTCACTTCTTTTCTTAGTCATGAATAGAGTGGATGATATTAGACTGATTTCGAGGAGCGACCGGAACTTTTCTGGAGTCATCTACTTTTTGCGAACCAGCCGATGTCATGACTGCTACTCCTTTGTTTCCTCCCCCTGTTTCATGTATAATTGAAGTATCATTCTCTCTTTCTAGCTTTACTATATACTTTTTGACTTCTTCAAGGTCTCTTTCAAGAACCTTCGAGATGTCTTCGGAGCCCATTTCGTTCCAATACATTCCTTGTATGCAATATCTTTCTACGTCAGTCATTTTCTTTGCTTTGGACAGCTTACCCATTGTGCTATACCCTTTCTGCGTTGCTTAACCAAGCGCTATTTTTAGTCTTTAAGAATTGAATATAAAAATTAAAAGTCTTTTCTTCTGCTTCCCTGAATTCCCACTCTGGTTTGCCAGCATGTCGTAGCTGTTTGTTTACATTTCCTTCGCTATACAAGCCGATGGGATTGTAGAGCTTCCCATGTCTCCCTCTCTTCACAAAAAATTTAGTTCTCTCTGTGCCAGTCACGGACTTGGCGTATGTATTTATTCCCTCTTCGTTGACACGAGGAAAGCCCTCGTCATCTAGCCAGTCATGCTTTCCAAAGAGCGTATAAAAAAGAGTCTCATGTCCCTTAGCCTCTTCCTGAACGGACTTTTGCACGCCCCTGTCCTTGTGTATCTTAAAGTTATTCATTTATTCTTTCTCCTAGATTTTCTTTTCTTTTGGTCGCTTCCGGGCCAAATTGGAGCCTCGTCAGGCTTTTCCATTCTGCTCATTCCAGCAGGAAGTTCTCTGCCACTCTCAACCTTTTTCGTTTTAAAATCATTAGCCATGTCTTCGCACTTCCACTTTCCGTACTGTTTGGTTTGTTTGTCTGCGTAGTGCCCTAGTGTTTTTACTTCAGACAAAGACAAGGTAACAGACCCATGCACATTGTCCTCAGAGTAATCTCTATGAACATCTTTTATTTTTTTGCACCTTGGGCACTTTCTTTTTTCTTTGTACTTAGCAAAGGAGGAAAAAATTGACCATTTGTGGGTGCAGCTTCCACAACAATAGGAATACTCTGGCATTTTAATCACCTATAATCTGTAATCCGCTACAATATTTTACCATCAAAGTCGCTATCTTCGTTAAGTTTTTCTAGGATTTTTGCGATAACATTGCTTCTTACGATGTCAGAATATGTTAATTGACACAGAGACACTCCCTCTATTTCTTTTAATTTGTTCATGCAAGTCAATAGCCCTCCACTGTAGGAGCCCAGATCCGACTGTCTAAGGTCTCCGTTAATCACTGCCTTTGACTTCCTTCCCAGTCTCGTAATGAACATTTTTATTTGCTCGAAGGTTGCGTTTTGAGCCTCGTCCAAGATCATGAAGCTCTCGTGAAAATTCCTTCCTCTCATATATTCAAGAGGACAAAGCTCAATCCTTCCAGCCTCCCTGTAATATTCTACATTGGGAGCCGTTAAATACATATTCATCTCTTCTATTACGGGAATTAGATACGGGTTAATCTTTTCGATCAGGGTTCCGGGCAGATACCCAAGGCCTTTGCCGGATTCGACTACGGGTCTTGTTATAATAATTTTTTTAATTTTTTCTTGCAGAAGATATTCGCAAGCCAAGCCAACAGAAACGCTAGTTTTCCCCGACCCTGCCGGTCCTGAACAGAAGGTCACGTCTGAATTGTTTATAGCTGTAATATAGTCAGACTGATTTTTTGTTTTTGCTCTAAGTCTTTTTTTTCTCAGTGCTGTGGGCTGCAATTTAGTTCTTTTTTTTCGTACCATATATTTAATCAATATTCATGCTTATATTAGTTTTCCTGATGCTTTCGTGGGCTGGCCCCAAGTTGGACAGTGCCCTTATAGCGTCAATATTTTCTGGAACAACGTCGCTTTCCTGATGGATCGCCTGTATGTACATCAATTTGTTGCCCCATACTCCAATGGTGTCGCTCCACACGCAAACTTCTGGCATGTCCCCTCTCTCCCTACCAAGGTCTTTGGCGTATTCCATGATCTCTGCTGTTGATCTTATACCGTCATCGTTATGCACGACGCGTACCCTCGTTGTGTTCTTGAACAGGCTTATAACTTCTTCAACGGTGGGTGCAATGTGAAGATCGACCGCAATGCTGTGCATGTGCATTAGCGTGGTGGGAACAGATATGGAGGTAGTAAATATCTCCAAGTGAGGAATCACCGTTCTTACGTCCGGTCCGTGGTGTGACGGAACCACCAAGTGTGGAACAAGAGCATTGATGGGTCCGTGGTATATGTCCCAAGGATCAGCGGCCCTTCTAATCATCGTGGCATGCACTTTATCTATGTAATAATTATCATCCAAAGATTTTAATGTTCTGCACAGACCTGTTGTGTTACAACTGACCACACGAAGAAATTTAGAGCAGGCAACCTCAGCATAATTGCATTGTGCTACAAAGCTAGCTCCTATATCGGGCTTTTCTCCCCCCTGAAACACGGCCTTTATACCCATGTCTTCATATAGGATTTTATTGCTTGCTCCAATTCCCTTGGGGGTGCAGTCCACAACTACGTCAATTTTGTCGAGAAGGTGGTGTAATTCTTCTATTGGAAATACTGGAATGTTTTTTTTCTTAGCGGCTTTTATTTTATAGTTATGGGTGTTTGCAGTAATACCCACTAGCTCCATATCATCCTGTAGTAATACGGCGTCTGCTACGCGTTTTCCTATTGTCCCGTAGCCGACAATTCCCACTTTAATCATATATTTCTCACGACTTAAGGGGCCAAAAAACATGACCACATAAAAGACCGAATGCAAAGGCTATAATGGGATGCTGACAAGATATCGAATACAAAGCCCAACTGATTGAATAGCTTGGATCTTTAGACAAAAGCATCACTCCCATATCCCATAGAAAAATTCCACAGAAAAAAGAAACAAGAAGTATTCTGGCTACACCTTGCATATCCATTACGATCCTTTCGTGTTGGAAGTAAAGCCGTCTTTTTCTTCCTTCAGGATTTGTTGTTTTTCTAGTTCACACTCAGGACAATTTTCATAAAATTTACCTGCATGTGGTTCTACATAGTGATGAATTCTTAAAAGTCCAGTGTTGAGATAATTCTGCCCCATCATTAGGTTTGAAAGTGCGTTATACACATTTGTTTCAAATTCTTTATCTTCAAAGTCTTCAGGACCTTCCGGAAAAGAGGAAGCCTCTACTGTTATATTATACTCTTTGGAGACATTTGTGTATACTGTATATCCCACAACTAAGGTAGTAACTAAATTTAACAATAAAAGAAAAACAATTAATTTGCTATTCATTGGTCTGTCTCCCTCGTAAAAAGCTTTATATAGAGACTTCTAATTCTCTATCAAATGCACACTGGGCATCGTGTGCCACCTTGCAAGCCTCGTAGGACTTGTCGTTAAGAACCTCATACTCACCATTATACCACATCTTAGTGCTACTACCATCAAATGTCATACAGTTGCAGGCAAATTCTACGTGAACGCCCTCTTCATCAATGTGCGCAACCTGCGCAACAGAAAAATCGTGTCAGTCAAAGGCCTCTTTGCCTTCAAGAGGTTTCTCGGTTCTTTGTAGCCAGTCTCCAATATTAGCCATTTCTTTTCTCCTTATAAAATTACGCTTGAAAACTACTTCCACACCCGCAGCTTTTTACTGCATTAGGATTATCAAATTTGAAGCCACGTTTAGAAATATCAGAATAATAATCCAGTGTAGTGCCTTCTAGATAGAGAGCACTTTTCTTATCTACAATCACATCTACGCCATACTGATGGGATAGCGTCTCTTTTTGTTCGTCATATTCATGGCCTACCGTGAGGCTGTATTCAAAACCAGAGCAACCTCCTCCTTTAACGCCCACCCTTAAATACTTTTCTTCGGCATCTTCAAGATATTTCTTAGCTTCGGCTGCTGCTGTTTCTGTTAGCTGTATTGTCATCTAGATCTCCCTCGTGAGCCGTCAGAGTCTTTTGCTAGAACAAGAACACGTCCGTTCTTTCTGTATACTCCCTTTCTTTTATAATAATAAATCTCCCCAGTTCTGGGGTCTTCATACGCATAGTAAGTCTTGGATTTTACATATTCACAAATAGCTTGTATATATTTATTCATTATAAATAATCTCCTCGCCTTTTATGGGGCGCAGTTGGGGCAGCTACATTCATCTCCGCAAGAACATTCGTCTTCACAGAAACATTCTTCACACTGGCAATCAGCGTTGTCATTGTT